TGAAGCCTATTGCTTACCCAGATCTAAGGTATTTTCCTTGGACACTGAACGTGAGTGCGGAAGCACCATACTCATACAGTCAGTATTGGGCAAGACAATTACGACAAATGCAAGCCGAAGGATTAACAATGGATAGTAAACCAACTTTCCACAATCTTTACGACGAGATTTTTCATGACAATAGAACCCACATCCACAGCATCAAGTTTGGCCTAGCCCCGTTTTGGGACAAGGAGACTGGATTACCAGTGCCATATAAGTGGAACACACTACACGCACGGTCACATACAGTTGAGGCTCATAAGGACGACAAGATCCGAGCAGTATTTGGAGTGCCTAAGTTATTACTTATGGCAGAGAACATGTTCATTTGGAACCTACAAAAGGAATACCTGAACAAAAGAGTTCGATCACCAATGCTCTGGGGTTACGAGACATTCAAAGGAGGATGGCAGAAACTATGGAGAGATTTGTTTAAGACAAAGTTTTCATCAGTGCTATCAGCAGATTGGTCAGGATTTGATCATCGCGCGCTTCACGAAGTCATCGACGACGTTCACAGAATGTGGAAATCATGGTTCGACTTTGACCAAGGCTACGAGCCGTCAAGATCAGACACCCATGACTACCATGCATCAACAACAGAAGAATGGAAGATCCAGAATCTATGGGATTGGATGACATATTCAATCAAAAACACACCGATTCTAGGCGTGTCCGGAACCATATACAAATGGTCATTTAACGGCATAGCATCAGGATTTCAACAAACGCAATTATTAGATTCGTTTGTCAACGCAGTCTATCTGTTAACTTGTTTGTCAGCTCAAGGAGTTGACATCAACGCAAAAGGATTCAATCTGTTTGTCCAAGGAGACGACAGTTTGACCACTTTTGGAGAAAGAGTTCTCGAATTTGGAGGAAGAAATTTCTTGAATCGATTAGCTCACGAGGCACAAACTAGGTTTAATGCGGTACTATCCGTAGACAAAACCAGCCACGGTTCTTCACTAGGAGACGTTGAGGTATTAAGTTACCGTAACAAACAAGGCATAGCGACCCGCGAACCCGCGGAGTTACTATCAAAACTACTGTACCCCGAAAGGCCCAAGAGGCTAGGTGGCACAGCAGCATCTGCTATTGGCATAGCCATGGCAGCGATGGGATCATCACGACAAGTCTACAATACTTGCAAAAACGTTTATGATTTTATCGTCACGACAAGAGGAATCTTGCCAGACTTCAAGGAATTCAAAGACTACCAAGGCTTTTTCAACCGATCAACGTTTGAACTAGCAATGGAAGCGAAACCGATCAGGTTTCCAACCTACGAAGAGACATTGGCACAGAATTTCGACCTGTCCGAAAGATCAGAAAGCGAAAAACAACGGCTTTGGCCAACCAGACCAACCGGAAATGGTTTTCATTTTCTATCTAATTGACGATTTGACTAGAGTCAATTTTTTCTTTTGAGTATTTTTATAGAGTACTTTTTTTAAAAAGAAAAAAAAAAAAAAAAAAAAC